AGTAATCGCGGTAAGTCCTGCAAGGGCATGTGAGCTAACTATTGTAGATGATAATGATAATGTGGTTTATAGTTCTGAGACTTGGTATCTACAATTATTCACTACAGTTCAGAATCTATTAGAGCACCATGATATAGAACAAACAATTATTTGTGGGCCGCAAAGTTATACTGAAAAAATTAAAGAAGGTCTACTAGAATTAACTAATAATGTAACGTTAAAGGAGGATTAATGGTAAAATATTTGATTAAGTCTACACAAGAAATTTTACTTTCCACTATGTCAGATGTTGAACAATTTCACAAAAACATTCAAAAAGATGCCGAACAGCTAGGGTGTACACTTTCTTCCTTCTCTTGGAAAGAAGTAGTAACAAAAGAAAAAGGTGAAATTGTAGATATTTCATATTGTGTTAAATATACATATGTATTTAACGCTGTAAAAGAACCAGAAGTACCGCTCCAAAGTATTACATATAATCTATATGACAAGGTTGCGGACAATTATGATGGAGAGTAATTTTATGCCTAAATGTTTTCAAGTAGAAGATGATAATACTAAAGTTATTAAAATTAAATATTTGCCAGGTGCGGCGCACATGAGCCAAGAGAAGGGTTCAGATTGGATTGATTGTTATCTATACGAAGACTTGGTGGCAAAAAAAGAAGATTATGGTTGTGCAAATCTAGGCTTTTGTTTACAATTGCCGCAAGGTTATGAATGTCATGTAGTACCAAGGTCCAGCACATTTAAACGCTATGGTCTAATTCAAACTAATTCTATGGGTATTTGTGATTATGAATATAATGGTGATTCTGATGTTTATATGTGGCCATGGTACGCTACTAGAGATATTACAATCCCCGCGGGAACCAGGGTATGTCAAATGAGAATTGAAAAAAATCAACCTACTATTCTATTCCAAGAGGTTAGTAGTCTAGATAATCCCAATAGAGGTGGTTTTGGTAGTACTGGGCGTTAGAGTGTTATATTGACCTCTATTTTTTAATAATTATAGAGGTCTTAATATAATTTATTCAATTTAGGAGATATTTTAAAAATGAAAATACTAACCCCCCAGAAAGCAATTGCGGGATTGGAGAATTATGTAATAAACCCTAACATGGATATTAAAGTAACTTTAGGAGTAATCTTAAATGAATACCCTAATTCATCTACTTTATACTATCTTCAAAATATAAAAGAAAAATCCAAACAGTATGGGGTAAGAGTTTTTACTACATTCGCGGCCAGTTCTGTAGAAGCGTTAAATGCAATACACACTTATAAAAATATGCAATATATGACAGGTATAATACTTTTATCTTCTTTTGGTAAAGAAGTTGACCAAGTATTAAAAGACCAAATCCCCCGTAGGTTAGACTGTAACTGTCAAAGCACTCTATCTGTTGGTCATTTAATTACCTCTAAGTCAGAACTAATATATAGAGATGCTCCGTGCGGACAAGCTGCTGCTATTAAATTGTTGGATTATGAGGATATAGATTTTAAAGATAAAAAGGTGGCTATATTAAGTAATTCTTTGCGGTCAGGCGCCCCCTTGATTGAGATACTTTCCCGCAGACAATCTATTATTACTATTTATCAATCTAAAGAACAAATTGATGATTTATCTAAATATGATATTATTATTAGTGATTTAGGCGTTTCACACACTATTTCTTTAGATGATGATTTTTCTGATAAAAATCCTACTGTGATATTTATAGACACAGACCTCTGTCATAAAGATATAGAATCAACTTCTATCCAGGGAGATTTAGATATTAGAACTTTTGAAAATACTGACATTACTATTGCGGACACTCAGTGTATAAATGAATTAGCTTGTGTTATTATGTTTGCTAAATTATTTTATCAAGCATCACAAACATATTTAGATAGGAAAAAGGTATGAGAGTATTAGCATTAGACCAGTCCTTAAAAGTGACTGGGTGGTCGGTGTATGAAGATAATAAATTAATAGATTATGGAACTTTCTCAATTTCTCCTAGTAAACCAATAGAGCAACGATTGGCGCAGGTACAGCAAGAATTAAATGAATTAGTACACAAATATGAAGAATTTGATTTTGTTGTTCTAGAGGGCTGTCAATTACAAATGGGAAATGTAGAAACTTTCCGCAAACTATGTTATGTACAAGCAGTTATTATTGAGTGGTGTTATTTCAATAATATTAAATATGATATTTATTCTCCAAGTCATTGGCGGTCAATTATTAAAAACAATTATCAAGTTAGCTTTGGCCGCAAAAGAGCTGAACAAAAAGAAGCAGCAGTTAATTTTGTTAGTGAACATTTTAATATTTCACCAACAGAAGATGAAGCTGATGCTATTCTAATTGGTCTTAGCTATAGGAGTGATGTAAAGGAGAGAGCATTTTAATGGAAGAAGAAATAGAGCAGTTGCAAAAAACTGCGGAAGAATTTAAACAACGCCTTGATGTTATAGAACAAAATTTAGATGTACTTAAACAATTTGAAATTGAAGCACATCAATTAGAAAATAAAGATAATTCAGGAACAATGAATATTCTTTCAAATATATTATCTTCCATGATAACCAAGGCATAAAAAAAATTGGGCATACCTTAATTGGTATGCCCTTTTTTATTTTATTTATTTAGAATCGTTTTGAACAGCTTTAAGAATCTTTTCTATACTTTCTTTAATTTCTGTTACATCAGCTTGAAGTGCTTCCACCTCTGCCTTTGTATTGGCCTGTTCAGCCGCAATCCACTTAATATGGTCATGGTTAGTAAGTTCTTTTTTGCGGCCAGTAGGGTCTGTAGTATCATAGTCCATTACATTACAAAGGTATAGGCGTTCATTTGCCCATTTACCGTTAATATCATGTTCCCAAACTGCTTGAGCAATCTTTGAAATATCTGTATCTTTCACTTCGTCTTCGTCCTCCCAAGTATTAGCGATATATCCTAAAATATACCAAGAACTACCTTCAGTTCCTAGTGTTCTTTGTCTTTGCATTACAGCCCCGCCATTATCGTTAGAGCTGGTTGAAGTGTTACCTTCAATTGTATTAATTGTAGAGCCAGAAGTAGAAATAACTACACCTACGTGGCAAGCTGTTCCTTTGTTAGCAAATAAAATAATATCACCAGCTACTGGTGTATAACTACGCCCCTTCCACTTCCCTTGATTTTTGCCCCAAGTAACTAATGAAGGGCAATATCTAAATCTAGCTTCATCAGAAGTAAAAGTCCATTGACCTAATTCTGTCATTAAGTATGTAACAAATGCGGCACACCATGGCTGACCATTATAATCCTTGCCGCAATGTTGTTTACAATAATCCCAATATTTAACTTTGTTAGAATCCGCGGGAGACTCTTTAGTTCCTACCTGTGATTTTGCTAGCTCTACTAAATCCTGAGCAGTAGCCATTATTTATCTTCTTCCTCTTCTTTTGTCCCTAGTGCAAGAACCGTAGGAATGATATTGGCAAATGCCTCATATAAACCAGTAGAAGCAAGACCACTAATCATACCTTGAACAACAATTTCCAAAGATAGGGTGCTTGCGGCTAATCCTGCGGCTACAATACCTAGGACAGCCATAATCAAAGGAATAAACCTGTTAATGCTATCTCCAGGGACTAAATTTTTAAGTACGTAGCCCACGCAAAGACATCCAATGACTACAATAGGGGATAAGTATTGTGAAATCATAATTTCCATTATTTCTTTCCTTTCAGTTCGTAAGGGTTAATTGTTTTTAACTCTCTAATCTCTGACATCAAGTCATCAACAAAAGAATTACCACCATTTTCTTTATACCGCACATAAAGGTATTCTAGGTTTTGTTTCATGCTATCATCTATAGCACCTAATTCATAACAATATTTAGCATGTGCCATCAAAATATTAATTTTAGTATTATCTATTAAATGATTTTTTTGACACTCCAGCTGTTGTTTTTGACCCTCAAGTTCAGAAGATAAACCTTCTATCTTTCCATCTATGATAGATAAATGGTTTTTTATTTCTTGCATTTCTTTCTTTTGGTCTTCAATGCAGGACATTAATTCTTGATGTCTGCGCTCCTGTTCAGATTGTTTTTTAAAAATTTTGCTAACTTTTTCTTTGAAAAAATCTGAAGTTTCTAAAAGGAATTTTAATATCACCGCCAAAGCAATTATTAAAAGTACAATTCCCTCTAAGGAGTATTGCGAAAAAAGTTGTATTATCGTTTCCACTGCGCCGTTTCCCTTCAACGGTATTTTATTCTTAGTCTTCTTTCTTATATCAAAAAAATGCCCCCACATTATTTCAATTTTGCCCATAAAAAAAAGACCCCAGAAATTCTGAGGTCTTGCTTTTAGTTTTAATCATTAAATTCATATCCAAAGCCACGCACTAATTTAATTACTTGCGGGTCACAGCCATGTTTTTGAAGTTCTTCTCTGAGTCTTTCAATGAACACTGGAAGAACATTTGTTTTCATGCTAGTATCTAATCCCCAAATTTTACGTAATAGAAAATCCTTAGAAAGAGGTGTGTTTTTATTTTCTATCAACAAACTAAATAATTCATATTCTTTTGGGGTTAAGGTAACTTTGTTGCCCTCATATAATATTTCATGGTGTGTTTTATCTAGCGTGAAATGTGTAGATTCAACCCTCTTTTTATGATTGCCGCACATGCCTAAACAACTTTCAACCATCGCGGTTAATTCAAAAGGACTAAATGGCGCATCTAAACAAGTACACCCAAATTTAATACCTTTAACTTTTAAGTCTTCATCTTTATATGGAACTAAATATAAAACGGGTGAATTTACTGTAGAAGTTAAATATTCGCAGTCAAAAATATCATCTGTAATAAATAAATGATATGGGTTCTTTTTAGATAAATCTAAATCTTCAACATCTTCACACATTTCCGCGCGCACATTTTCTTCTGATAATATAGAATTAATTAAATGTGCCATAGCTTTATTTTCTGAAGAGATTAAAATCTTGTATAAAGCATATTGCATTATGCTCAACTCCTTTATTATTTTTTGTCAGCTTCTATTGCCTGGCTGACTTCTAAATACCATTTTGAGGGAACTTGAGATAATTCCCAATCCCCACTTTTAACCAAGCGGTAATATAATTCCGCGATTTTACTTGATAAAGCCATATCTTACTCACTCCTAAACCAGTGTTGCAAGCTCTGCCAAAGCTAATTCCAAATCCTTCTGTTGGTCATGAAGTAATTGAATGTATTCATCTTTAGAGTATACCAATTCTTGATATTCATAAAGGTCTTCTGGAACTTCACCATTGGTGTCTTCTTCTTCCACTTTTTTAATATTAGTGTGGATATATACATTATCATAATTAATAATAATAGGTTGTGAAGCTAGTTCACAGCCACGAACTGTACCATTATCAACCATCTTTAACCTTTCTTTTTCTTCTTAAGAACCAGGTCGTGGTATTTCTTTGTATATCCTTCTAATGGCTCAATATACTTAGTATATAAATTATAACTATTACAATGTTTAAGCCAACCATAATAACTGTTAATGCAACAATATTCTGAAAAATTAATATTGCCGGTTGCTTTAGCTTTGCCTAAAGTCTGAGTTAATTTCTTTTCCATGCGGAGTTTGGTTCTTTTCCTTAGTTTTGTATAGCCATGTCTAAATACATAGCCTACAAAGTCAACCCCTCTGTCATCTACTGGAAAAATTTGATAGTTTTTCTTTAAGGTTAAATCTAATATATTCTCAAGATAATCTTTAATTTCTTTTAAACAATGATGTAGTTCTTCTTTACTACCACTTAAAATTACCATATCGTCCATATATCTTAAATAATATTTCATATGCAGTTCTTCTTTAATATAATGGTCTAAATAAGTAAGATAGAAATTAGCTAAATATTGAGAAAGATAAGAACCAATTGGAACACCTTTATCACAGCTATCAATAATTTTATCTAGTAAATCTAATGTGTCTTTACATTTAATTTTTCTCCGCAATAATTGTTTTAAAATGTCTCTATTAATTGAAGGATAGAATTTTTTAATATCCATTTTTAAACAATATTTAGTACCTTCTGGGTCATTATGAAGCCATCTTTCAATTTTATTTTTGGCATAATGACCACCTCTTTTGGGAATAGAAGCGCAAACTGCTGAAGTTAAAGTTTCCATAAAAATAGGCTCTAATTGTAACATAATAGCCCATTGAATAATTCTATGCGGAAAATAATTTAACTTCCACAGCTCGCGTTCTTTACCTTTATCGTTGATAATAGAAATGTTATAGTCACTTTTGGTTACCAAGTATGTCCTGTGTAATAACATATCTTGAATTTGTTTTAAATAAAAATCAGGATTTTGATTTACCATTTGAACTTCTTTATACCACATTTTGTCATGTGATGCATTGCTATGAGCAACGATTAAATTTTGCATATCACATATGCTTTCAAAAAGATTACTATATCTTTTCATAGGAATTTCCTCCTTCAAAAACTCAAGGAGAAAACACTCCTTATTTCTTATATACGACAATAGCTTTTATAAAGCTATAGAATTAATAAATGTCTCAGATGCCTGAATGTTCGTTTTCCTACTAATACAGTACCTTTATAGTTAAATATTTTACCTAGTGGTAGGGTGCTATATTTTTGCAGTTATATATTAAATTCTAAACAGAATTTAATAACAAAAAAAAAAAAAATAAAAAGGAAGAAAGGTTTCATTTAAATAATGAACACCCAAGACATTAAGGTGAGCACCGATATTAGAATTCGAATTCGAAGTGGCATTATAATTCACATTGAAAGGTCCAGTATTATCGCCATTATTCCAATTGCCACTGACATTAGTGCAATAAGAAGTGTTGACATTACTGGTGTTTTATCCACACTTACACAATTCATATCACTGACGTGGACTTGTAATAAGAAAGCCTAACCTGTTGAAAAATAAAGCCCAACCACGACCATCGGCTTTAAAATATAGCACCTCGAAAAATTTAATAAATTAAACTTTTCTATATGATATAACTTTTAGAACTATAGAATAACCTGTTTTTGTCCAAAAATTTTATCATCTATTATATATAAGTTTTCAAAACATATAATTATTATATTTTGTCCACTATATATCATAAAAATTAGAGATATGCGATTAGTGTTTAATGCCCACGCTAATCTTACTTCATATGCTAATCATTACTAATCGCATACCCCTTGTCGATATAATATAAATTTTAGGCGGTTTTGATTACTGCTTCTTGCCCAAAATTATTATATATATCATATATATTTTAACTCCTTTAATTTTTGTCCCTTCCCTGTTTAAGGTGAGCGCCGATAGAAAAGGAAGAGACATATATATTAAAATTTAACAAGTACCTTTTATTCATTCTTGTCCACTAATTTTAATATATTTTTTTCATCTCACGTATATATAAAAATTATAGGTATATAATTATTCATTATTACCCAAAAATTTATAAAAATGTTATTTACGAAGCGGCAGCGGGTATTTCATACCAATTACGATTTGTGTTTGTACAAGAGGCGAGCACCGACAGTAGAACTCGAACTCGAAGCGGCATCACAATCCACACCGAAAGGCCCAGCATAAGCGCCATTACTCCAATAACCACCGACATTAGCGCAACAAGAAGCGCCGACATCACCGTAATCGCAAAAGTATGTAGAAGAAGAACCTGACACAGCTGTTGGAACAAATCCACCATTATTAGAGCCAATAACATTATTAATATAACCAGAAGAGCTTGAACTGAAACCAGTAGAACCGCCATTGGTATAACCGCTGCCACTATCACTAAAGGATTTCCAAGCAACTGTTGCGTTTCTACTTGAGTCGTAATAAAGACCATCTAGCCATTGATACACATTTCCCCACATATTCTCAATACCAAGGAATTTCATGACTTGGGTAGTAGAAGTAGAGCCATAACAGAAAGTATTAGAATTAGTTTGACCAGAAGTTTGTGCCGCACTACCACCTACATAACCTTGACCAAGAGCAGACTGTCCATTTAAGTTTTTATAAACAATCAAATATAAACATTGCAACAAAGTCCATGGATAGAATGACATTAACTGATAACCTGTACCTCTATTGGTGGCATAAGTTCTAAAGTTAGTTAATGTAGTGCTTACTGCCGGTGATTGACCTGACACACTATAAAGTTTTGAACTAGAAGTATATGCATCATAAGCACCGATATAAATATAATCACAGTCATTTTCCGAACTCAAACTATGTGCCAAGTAACAGAAACCGTCTTTATTGGCTTCATTGGTAACTAGAACAGTAATATTGTTGCCAGACTTAGTAATTTTATATCCCATCTTAGGGAATTCAATCATAACGTCATTACCAATAGAAGTTAAGGTTGCTGTACTTCCACTTTCAGTTTTGGTAAAATTATCTCTATTCAAATATGTAGAGACAGTACCTGAGCTAGTTAAGATACAAGGTTTAATATCCTTAAACAAATCTTTATCAGCCCAATTACTCCACCCGCTAGTCATTCCAGTTGCATCTTCGGTATATGTAACTGAAGCGGCAGGGTCAGAGTTTGAAGTGTTAATAATAATACCATAAGTAACACCAAATGAAACTGCTACTGTGTAGTCAGTGTAATCCTCCACAGTTACACTTTGTACACTAGTTTTAACACCTTCACTATTTTGTGCATAAAAATTGTACGTGCCAAGCGCGGCTACTCTTAATAGGTATGTACCATCTGTCCCAATCGCGGCACTACCTGTTGCTTGACCCGTCCAATAGAGCGTGGTGTCTGCTGGCGCAGTAATAGTAATATTTGCGCAATTAATTCCCAAACTGTATTGCTTAACATCATCAACCACCAAACTAACAGGCGAAGTAGTTGCTCCGTTAAGTGTTAAACTAAACTTCCAAGTCCCATAATTTGGAAGTGAAATTGTTGCTGTACCATCAGAACCAACAGTCGCGGTGTTGGAAGTAATGTCATCAGTATAATTGATAACACCACCTGCTGGCGCAGTAACCAGAACTTCAATGCCAGTTAATTGTCCTCCAAGACTTAATTCTTTCCACTCTGAACTAGCATTTTCTCGATAACGTAAAGTTGTCAATATTTACTCCTTTTATCTCTTTACATTTTATACTTTTTCTTAGGTTCTTCAAGGTAAATTAATACCTGAATTTCTTTATCATCGCTTTTAGTGCAATTGATAATGTGAATTTTATCACCTTTTCTAAATACATGGCGTTCACAATTGTTTTTATATGATAAAATATAATTATCATATCCCGGGGTTAAAGAAAAACTATTCTTTCCCGCATACACAAAAATTTGACGTTTGTTTTTTACTGGTTTAACATCTTTGACTCCCAAGACATATGCCCCGTCCCGCAGGAACTCCACTTCGTCATTGACGTAATCCAACGCAAAACAATTATCATCATAGTTTACTTTATCAAAACTAATACCAAAAACTTGGTCATTGTTTTTGTAAACTATCTCACACGTCTTATCCATAAACACAACCTTCTTTCATTATAAGACGTTTATATTACTACTGTTATAAAAGAAGGCTATATAAAAAAATAGAGTAGCCATAACCTTTCCTTTATAACTACTCTATTATACCATGTAATTTTTATTTTGTCAAGAGAAAAATTAAAAAATCTTTATTAAGGCTCAATCCAAATAATACAATCACTGTTGGTAGGTTCACTCTCTGAAACTACTACGCTTTGACCAGTAGCAACTTTATCTACAGACAATAAATAATAAATTGAACTATGATACATAAATGTTGCTGTATCACCTGCTCCAATAATATTGTCTACAATAGCGGCACCTTGATAATAAATACTTTTAGCACCCATAGAATTAATATTCAATGTAGAGTTTGCGGGGACAGCTTTATTAAATTTTACTACCATTATACCACCTTCTACTAGAGAAGTATAGCTAGTATTTATTACAACTTTTTCTAGTGTAGCTTCATCAGTATCACATGTCCCATAACCCTGACCCAACTTAATATTGCTATAAGTAGTATTAGAATCTGTAGACCAGCCTAACCAAACCCAAGCTGAACCATTATAAACAAATCTTACATACCTATTAGCATATGCCGCATATGATAAATTACTAGTAGTAATTGTAGATGTTGTATAAACAATACTCTTAGCACCTGAACCATTAACATTTAATGTAGGATTTGATGCGGTGTTTGTATATGAAAATTTAATTACAACTTCCGCACCAGTTTCCAACGCCCAGTTAGTTACATTACTAACGGTTGCTATCTTTGCGGCGGTCGCTGCCGCTGTACTACATGTTGCATATGCTACTTTATGTGAATCTTTATCTACTAAATCATATGTTGTATTATTTACATTAATTTGTTTAATATTAGTCATTTAATTATTTTTCCCTCCTTCCAATATAAGGGATTAATAATTATAACTAAGATACTGTAATTGTAGCAGCAGTACCACTGAATGTAGGTTGTGATACGGTACCCGCAGGCGTAAATGAACCTGTTGAAGTAAGTGCGTCGCCTGTAAATGTGTAACCACCGATTGTACCTGCCGGAGTAAATGTACCAGTAGATTCAACTTCACTACCCGTGAAGGTAGGGGCAGAGTTTTTACCTGTAGGGGTATAGGTTGCCGTAGGTTTAATTGTAGCTGCTGTACCCGTAAAAGTAGGAGTTGCCGCAAGCTCTGCACTAGCATCTGTTACAACAGTCGTTGAAGCCGTACCAATAGTAAGAACTTCACCACTTACAGAATATGTATTGGTTGTTACTGAAGTCGTGGTAGGTGTTATCGTAACCGCTGGTTTAGAAACTGTACCCGCGGGTGTATAACTTGCGCTTGAGGTAATAGTAGCTTGGGTACCAGTAAAAGTAGGTGCTGAAACCGTACCTGCTGAAGTACCATTTACAGAAACATCACCTGCTGTACCTGTAAATCCTCCGCCTGTA